TTCTCCCATGCGTGTGTCTTGTAGTGCTTATGGGGGCTGTTTTCCGCCTCTATACTTCTAACCTGCCCAATGAAATCCTATTTCTATTGGTGGACAAGTGTTTTCTTCTACTATTTTATGTGTATTTCCTTCTAATGCTCTTATTTTATTTCTATATTGTTCTATTTCTACTGAAAGAGCCTCTATTATATCTTTATCACTCATATAGATGTTGTTATAAAACCTTGTTACCCTTTTTCTTGTATATTCATAATTGTCAGCCATTCTTAACTACATCTCCATTCTCATCAAAACTATATTCTAGTTTCTCTGCAAAGTGTTCCTTCTGGTGGCAATCAAAACAAAGGCTTTCTGTGTTATCTATGTTAAAGAACACATTATCATCTTCATAGTTTAAATCTGTTACATATTCTTTATGATGTATTATCTCTGCTGCATTATATATCCCGCTTCTTCATACATCTTTCACACATAGGATTTATAATAAGTTTTTGCTTTCTTAACTTCTGCCATCTTTTACTTTTATATTTCTTTGCTATTTCTGGATTATCTCTGTATGTCATTACTTATTCTTCTTTGTTGTTTTTCTTACTGCTTTTTCTGTCTTAACTTCTTTCTTTGCTGTTTCTATTTCTTTAATTTCTTCTACTACTTCTACATATCCTAATTCAACCAACTTTTCTTTTCTAGCAAAATCCACTTCCCATTGTTCCCCTTGTTTAGGAATATACTTTTCTACGCCTCTTTGTTTTGATAATTCTAAATCATAATTGTTAGTCTTTTCATACTTATTTGTTGCTTTTACTAAATATTTCATTTCCTTTTCCTCCTCATAACTACTCTTGCCTTCTGCTAAAAGTTTGTCCCATTCATCTTTTGGTGGTATATATTCAAAAGGTTTTACTTCCTTTTCAAATATTTGTCTTGCTATTTCATCTGCATTACTACAGTCCCAATCTAATACTAAATGTTCATTATCTGTTATTGGTAATTCCTTTAATATTGATAATGGTGTTGCAACTATTGGTACACCATAACCTAATGCTTCATTTATTGTATAACAATATGTTTCCATATCATTACTTAATTGTAATACATAATCCGCTTCTGCTATATATGGTCTTACATCTATTCTAGGTTTCATTAATACTACATTTGGAGAATCAATATTTATTTTTGTTGGATTTGTAAATATAGTCCATATATAATTTCTGCCTGTTTTTTCACAATATCTATCCAATGCTTCTATTAATTTTAATGTTCTTTCTCCACCTTTTACCTTATCATCTAACCTACAAGCACTTACTAAATGAATTAATTTTTGTTTAGGTTCTAATGTTAGAGGATTATAGCACCTTATTGTATTTGTTTTAACCTTTAATCTTTCTCCCCACTCATCAAGTTTATCTGTAGAAAATTGAGATACTCCTATAAAATGTGTTAATTTTGGATGGTCAACTTGTGGTTGATAACCTAATTCTTCATAATTTGCATGACCTACAAAATAGTATTCTTCCGCTTCTATATCGTCTATCATATCAAGATTAAAATTAAAAAAGACTTTGTTGCATTTAACAACTTCGCCTTTTACTCTTTTTTTACATCTTACATATTTTCTTAATCTATCTAATTGTGATTCATCTGCTACATCATAAAATATAGTTATATCATAGTCTTTATATTTCTTTGCGATTTCATAAAGGAATTGTTCTGTGCCGTCCTATTTTACTTATTTTTCTAAAATAAAAAATATTCTTCATAAATTACAACTCCTGTCTAAACCCCTTAAAAATCGGTCTATGTTGCCTAGCTGTCGTAATCTTATGTTTCTTATATCCCTCTTGTTGTTCTGCTCTAACATAATCAAGGCATCTTACTGCCTTTAGGGTTTCTCCCTCTTCTATTACTAACTCTTTCTTACAGTTTCCTTTACAATTACTACACATGTATTTCTTTAATGTTTCTAACATATATAGCACCTCTCTTTTGTGTGAGTGCCTAACTAGAATACACTCTGGTTAACAAAAAAAGGAGGTTGTTCTATGGAAAAAACAACTCTATATTAACTTATCTAGTATCGTTAATTAACACAAAAATAGAGACGAACCGTTTCCAATTCATCTCCGCAAAACATTATTTGTTTTTCAATCTATTATAATTAAATCACATTTCAAACTCCAGTTTCAACCGTTTTTGTCCAGTTCTTTATATTTTCTTAAAGCATTCCCATGTAATTCACAAGTCCACTTATAATTATATTTTATCTCATTAGCTACTTGTGTTAAATTTAACCCCTTTATGTATTTATAATACAGTATATTCCTGTATGGCTGTTCTAATATATCTATTTTATCTTCTATTTTTTTCTTCGTTTTATACATTTTTATTAACTGATCGTATTTTTCATCTTTCATCTGGACTATCATTGCTGCATATTCTGCCATTCTATCTTGTATAGATGGGCTTCCTTTTGGCATATCGCTTAATTCTGTTGTTATTTTTGTTGCCCTTGTTATCAGTTCTTCTAAGTCCTTTTCTTTCTCTTTAAGTAATTTTTGATTTTGTAAATATGAATTTAATTCCTCTTTTATTTCTTCCATACTCAACTCCTCTCTTTAGTTTATATAATAGCCTTTCCCTCTTTTTGTTTTTATTTCTAATATACCATCTAATTTTTCACGCAATCTTTTTATTGTTGTTGCTCCATAATTTCTGTTTCCCACTATATTATGCGTTAATACCCATTCAAGTAGATACCTGCTTACAAACTTCCCTTTTTCTTTTATTAAAATGCTTAATACAACTGTTTCTGCTCTATTTAATTCTATTATTTTCCCATCTGCTATGTATCTTAGATTATCTTCATCTAACATAGGCTAATCCTCCTACTTAAACATATCATTTGTTTCTGAATATTGTTTTAAGTAATAGTCTCGTTCTATTTCTAGTTCCTTTATTCTATTTTCTAATTCAAAACATTTATTTTTCCAATAATCTAAATTATTTTTTATTGTTTCTCCAATATTTATTTCTTCATTTATCATTTGCTTATTTCTCCTTTCATTTATTCTTTATTTGCTGTATAATCAATCATTTCAGCAATTTTAAATACTCCATATAACAACCAAAATATTGACATTACTATTCGGTATGGCGAATGTTCTTTTGTTATTGCATATAATACAAATAAAGTTAAATTCCCTAATGTTAAAAATATTCCTATAAACCAATTCCAAATTCTTTCAACTTTACTCATATTCTCCCCTTCTTTCCTTCATAAAATACTCTTTAATTTTTTCTTTTTTCCCAAATTTATAATTTTCAATTGATAAAGAAAGATTTAAGTCAAGTGTATTTGCCATTTCATCTAATGCTCTCTTTAATTTATTTATTTCTGTGTCTTGCTTTTCTATTTCTTCTATAATTCTGTCATAACATTTTTCGTAATATCCTTCTTCAAGTGTTGCATTTTTTGCATTAGTTGCACATACATATAAATCGTCTAACGCTTCTTTTAAATACATCTTTATATTAAACCTCCTTAATCTTCTAAAATACTCATCATTGTAATATGTAATATTACACTTTATAGTGTATTAATTTACTCTAGTGCAAATAAATTCACTCTGGTATGTAAGTAAACATACTTACTTACTTTCCTCTAACATTCTGTCTAAATATCCGTTTTTGATAAGCCCATTCTGCAACAGTTCTAACAGATACCTTAACATAAGTGTTATCTATATCAGCTATAAACTGTGAGTTTATATCGTTTTTCGCTGATATTTCAGTATTTTTGCAAGTTTTCCTTTGTGCTTTTTTATTAGTATCTATGTTCTTCATGTTTGGTAATTCCTTGTTTAATTCCTTTAATACAAATTCTCTAATAGTTGGTTTCTTATCATACTTGTTTTGTTTAAATAATTCTTCATGTTCTTGATATGCCTCATCTAATATTCTTATACAATCATTATTGATAATATAGGTTTCTACATTTTGTTCTTGTGCTATTTTTTTATATGTGTTTTTTATATTAATTTCTGTACCTTTATACTTATCACATACTTTTAATACTTCTTTTAAATTTTTATAAGCTCTTTTTGTTTTATTAAATTTATATTTATCTAATATCTTTGAATACTTATCTCCTTTCTTTTCTTGCGTAATAATGTGTTCGTATTCATCTTCACTCAACATTCGATATTGATTATATAACCCATTTTCTTTTAATCTTTTCAATATAGATTCTCTTTCTTCTGCGGTAATTCCTAAATGTAAACAATTATCAACTTCATGATATTTGCATAAATATATTTGCTGTTCTAAGTTTAAATCTTTCATTTTTCCAACATACCTTTCTGCACCCCAACAATTTCTTCAAGTGCCTCTTTCTCTTCTAACAACTCCACGTAATCCTTTTCTTTTTTCATTCCTTTAAAACATAGTATTATATTTATTGCTATTAATAACCAAAATATAATTATAAATATATCTCTTATATCTTTACTTATTGTTGCATATTGTTTCATTATTTCAACCCTTCCCAATCATAATATTTTAGTTCTTCTATTGTTTTCTCATGTTCGAACTTGTGATTATCGCACACTTTGCCACAATTTATACGTAAGCAAGGATAATAACAACAGTTTATACATTTTCTTTCTATGTCCATCACTCTAACCTCATTTCCATTAAATTATCTTCAAATATCATGTCTTGCAGCTCTTTGTCGTATACAATAGTATCTTCTGCTTCTATTGCTATATAATCTTCTTCTTTTGGCTGTTTTGGTATAGACATCTTTACAAAGTCTTCTTTATATTGCCTAAGTCTATTGTTTATCTGTTCTCTTACTCCTTTTGGTTGCTGCTCTAGCCACTGGTGATTATAGCTTTTTAGCAATGCCCCGTTTTCTTCTGTTGCTTGTCCATTGTTTGACCTAGGTCGCAAATGATGGTAGGTAAGTTGTTCGTCTGTTTTCTTATAGCCTTTTATTTTTCGTCTTTCTTCTACTGGAATACATCTTATACCTGCTTCTTCCATCATACATTTTTTACCGTATTTTGCTTCCATCATTGAACGAATTGACTTATTAGAACTCATTTGTGAATCTCCCCTTTTAAAATAGTTGTGGTATATGACTCATATTTTCTTCTTGCATTTTCTTTATATCATCTGTCTTTTGATAAACTGCAACCATTTTCCCTGTGTAATTACACTTTTTCTTGCCTATTATTTCTACAATTCCTCTTTTCCACAATTCTGTTAATCTTGGCGCTGTATAATTTCTTTCTGTACTTGGTATTATTCCCATGTCATATAGTTCAACTGCTATTTCTTTTGCTGTTTTTGGTTTATCTAACCTACTTAATATTTGTTCATACCTTACTTCTTTTTTTAGCTTAATATCATTAAAACTTAATTGTCTTGTTTGATATGCTATATTATTCATACAGCCTCCCTCCCTGTTTCTTATTTTTCACCAATTGTTCATCTTGAAATATAGCTTGTCCTTTTATAATTTCTTTACATAATTGACATTTTCTAACATTATCCGCTTCTAATAATTCTTTTCTAGTTATAATTCTCATATTACAAACCTCCCGCCAGATTTATAAAAGTCATTTGTTTTTTATTAAATCTAATTCTAACCATTCCTGTTGGTCCATTTCTTTGTTTTGCAACAATTATTTCGCTTTCTATTATTCCATTTTTATTTTTTTCATCTTCTTCTGTATATAGGAATATTACATTATCTGCATCCTGCTCTATTGAACCCGATTCTCTTAAATCAGCTAACATTGGTCTTTTTCTTTTTTCAGCTTCTCTATTCAATTGACAAAGTGCAATTACTGGAACATCTAAATTCTTTGATAACAATTTAAGTCTTCTGCTTATATCTGCAACTTCTTGTTCTCTGTTTGTAAATTTCCCTTTATTTTTTAATAACTGTAAATAGTCTATTACTATTAATCCAAGATTCCTTTCTTGTTTTAATTCCATTGTTTTTGTTTCTATTTCTTGTATGTTTTGTGCATCTGCATCTATGAATATTGGTGTTTCTGAAATATCACTAGCAGCTGCTATTATCTTGTCAAAGTCTGTTTCTTCTAGCCATCCCATTCTTAATTTATGTCCATCAATATTTGCATCCCTTGCTATTAATCTATTTCCTAATTGTTTCTTTGACATTTCTAAACTAGCAAAGTATGTATAAACTCCTTTTTTTGCAATGTGTTCTGCCATTTGTAATGCAAATGCTGTTTTACCTACTCCTGGTCTTGCAGCAATAATTGTTAATTCCTGCTCATGCAATCCATCTGTTATCTTGTCTAAATCAAAATATCCAGTCCTATATGTTAGATCATCTCTTTTTTGATATTTATCTTGAATATCTTTTACTGTTTCTATCATTACATCTTTCATTTCTCCTTGAGTCGTTTTATTTTCTGTTTTTATATTAATGAATTGATTTAATGCATAGTTTTTTAATTCAATATCATCTACATCGTTTTGAAAATCAAAAATTTCCTTACATATCTCACTTGCCTTTTTATATATTTTCCTTTTAATGCTTAAATTTTTTAGTATTTTTATATAATAATCAATCCTCCATGTAAAAGCTGCATCATTTATTATTTCGTTCATTTTAAGAAGTAGTTTTGTTCCGTCTATTTTTCTGCTTACACCTTTTTCTTTTACTGTTATAATATTTATAGGATTTTTCTCTGTATATAGTTCTTTTATTAAAATAAATAATGTTTTATTTTGTGGATTGAAAAAATCTTCCGCTTCTAATCTATCTATATATTTCCATGTATCTTCACTCACTAAAAAGCATGCAATTATAACTTCTTCCGCTTCTAGTGAATTTGGCAAAATATTTTCATTCATTTGTCATACCTCCTACTTAATTCGTCATATTCTGCAAAATCATTTATATACTCTGTTTTAGTAGTTTTTTTTTGATTTAAGTAGCTTTCGAATTTATTTCCAAATAGTGTTTCTGGTCTTAAATAATTACACATTTTCTTGTCGTTGTTCCATTCTTCTGTTTTTATATCTATTACTTTTTGGAAATCATCGATTGTAAAATTTTCTTTTAATCTTGCATTAATATATCCTCTTGTTTTTTTACTTGTTGATTTAAAATTTTTAGATGTTTTTTGATTAAGGTAGTCAATTATTAGACTATATATATTATTTTTTTCTTCTTCTTGTTCTTGTTCTTCTTCTTCTTCTTTTTCTTCTTCTTCTTGCGTATGTGTATGCATAGGGTATGTATAGGGTATACAAACATTAATAATAAAGTCTCTAAACTCCTTATTTTTAACGCTTTTAAGTTCTTTATCAATACATGCTTTTACTTTAGGACTGCTTGTCCAATTATACTTGTGCCAATTTACTATTAATAACTCCTTTGTTTTTTTGGAATATTTTGCAACCTTTAGCTTTTTTTCAAATCTTTCTAATAATTTTTTTACGCTCTCTTCTGTATATCCTGTCTCTTTTGATATATCCCTTACACTTATTTCATAGCATCCTACTTGATTCGTATGTGGATTGCTTAAAATATAAAGCATGAAATATCTATCCTCTGGTGTCATTTCATCAATTATTTTGGTATCATTCCAAAAAGATACATGTACATTTCTATAAATTGCCATATTATAAACTCTCCTTTCTTTAGTTTTGTATTTTCTTATTTAAATTCTTTTATAAATTGTTCTTTGCCATACTTTTTTATAAAAGTGTTTTTTGCCTTCGCTTCAAGTATCTTGCTAAATTCTTTATCATTAGTTATTTTTGTATGGCATTTTCGACATATTGGAATTATTAATCCCCATTTCATACTTTTTTGCCTGTTCCTTCCTCCAAAAACTTCGTGCAGTTCCATTTTCTTGTTTGAGCAAAAATAGCATTTTTCAAGATTTGTAGTTAAAATACTAAACCTTTTTTTCTCTAATTCAGCTAATTTTTTACTTTTCTTTTTCATTTCTTTATTTGTTGTTTTTTTCCCGTTCTATAGGTTTCTGTTTTTCGATTAGCTTTTTATCTTTTGGAACTGGATTAAAACTTCTACTTAAATCTTTTACTATCATTTAGTTTCCCAGCTTTCTATTAAAGATTTTATTTCATTATCTGATTTTGTTTCTATGCCCGCTTCTTTACAATCCTCTACTAGATCATTTATTAATCTACTCATTTGCTTTGAATTAAATGAACTAGAACCATAATATGCATGTATAACTTTAAATTCTATCTTACCTAAATATTCTGTATCAGCGACTTCACAAAACCAAGCTATTCCCTTTCCTGTCCATATCTTTTGAAATGTATTTATATCTTTCTTTTCAATTCTAAATCTTCTGAAAATACCTAGTCTTTTAACCCTTTCTTTATACTCTTCTATTGTGTCAACGTTTTTTTGTTCTGAATAGTCTGATAAAAGCTTCCAGAAATAGTTGTTTGCATTCATACTTCTTTTGTTTGCATATTTTTTAATTTTTATGAATAATTTTATATCTTTTAATTCTTCAAGATTAGAAATAGAACCTCGTTCGTTTATAGTTAGCTGTATAACAGGTTTGTCCGTTTTATAATCTTTACTTAAATTCTTTATAAATCCTGTTAGCTCCATATATGCCTCCATTAAGAATATAAATTAGCTCATTTTTCTTGACTTTATAGTAATCATCTGTTAATATAAAAATATATGAATTTATATAAGAAAATTCTTATTTTGAACTAGTTTGATTTCTGAGGTCTGCTAGTTCTTTTTTTAGCTGTTTTATAAGCTTCTTCTCTTAATGATGCCAAATCATCTTCTAAGCTGTTTATTACTTGTGTTAATGTGTTTATTGTTCTGCTTTGGTTTTCTATTAGTACATTTCTATTAGCTACCATAGCTTTTAAATTCGCTATTTCTCTGTCTTTTTTTGTAAACATATTTTTTCCCTCCTTTACTTTAAATTTGTTTTTATGTATAATAATTTTTGAAAGGTTGTGTATATTATGGTTGAATTATCTGGTACCCCTCGCAAATTATTTAAACTAATTTACGATAGATATAATTCTAATAATCCCATTAGTTCTGATGAGTTGAGAGAATTATTTTCTAATACTGAAGAACTAGAACAAGATTTACAGTATTTATATGATTTAGGATTAATTGACCATGATTATAATTGGCATTATGTATTAATGGCTAAAGGTCGAATCTATTACGTATTAGAAACTAAAAATTCTGTTGAGATTATTCTTAAATCTATTCTTTGTCCTATTGTTGTTTCTGCCATCACTACATTACTAACAATGTGGTTAAAACGCTTGTAATAACGCATAACGGAATTGTTATAAAAAACATTGTTTTATATGGGTGTTTTCCCATCCATTCTGTAATTTTTATAAACCACTCTGGCAAAATCATATCTTCCCCCTACTTAACCATTGCATATATAAACATTGCATCCCATAATAGGATAAATGGTATATACAAGAACAATAATCTTCTTACTTTATATTTGAATTGCTTTTTCATTGGTTTCTCCTCCTCTCAATTAAACATCTTTTGCATAAAATCATCTGTTTTACTCATGTCTACTCTAATTGTTTTTTCTGCTACGTACTTCTTTGGAAAGCCTTCCATGGCTACTAATTTATAAGCTAGTCCTTTGCTCAAATCGTAGTAGTCTTGAAAATATTTAACTGGTTTCCATATTGCTCTTTTTGTACTTAATATGTTTGTTGCCATGTTATACCTCCTTTTTTGAACATTTTGTTCTTTGAGAGGCTAAAAAAATATCGACAGCAGGAACTCTATATGCTTTAGCTAAACTATTCTTTGCTTTGTCGCTTGGATTTCTTTCTCCATTTTCCAACAATGATATATATCTTATTGTAAATCCAGTAAGTTTTGCTGCCTGTTCTTGTGTCAAATTTGCTTTTTCTCTAATTTGTTTAAGGTTCATTTTTTCTCCTTTCTTGAACGTTTTGTTCTTCATGTTGGAATTATATCGTTCGTTTTGTTCTTTGTCAATACTTTTTTTATATTTTTTTGAACAAATCGTTCTTTTGCTTGAAACTGTAAGAAAAGATTTTTTAAAAAGCTTTACAAAAAGAACTTTTTGTTCTATAATTATTAGTGAGGGATTTATTATGAATAGATTAAAATTCTTAAGAGAAGAAAAAGGGCTTCTTCAAGAAGATGTTGGCAAAATTTTGGAAGTTTCTGGAAGAGCCATTGGTAATTATGAAAATGGAAAAAGAGATATACCTACTAAATATGTCGTAAAATTGGCAAATTTTTTTAATGTGTCAACCGACTATCTTTTAGGTAAATCTGACGTGCGTAATTTTGAACCTATCAATGAAGACATATTAGATTTAGCAAAAGTAGGATTTACAAAAGACAATTATAATCCCCCTACAGATAAACAAAAGGAACAAATAAAAACTATTATAGAAACCATATTACAAGATAATAAAAAGGATAATATAAAAAATGATGAAAACAAGTAAGTTATATGAGTTAGCCGAAAAAGAAAATATTAAAATATATAATTATAACATATCAGAAGTATCTGGTATGTTTATTAATCTAGGCAATATTAATTCTATAACTTTAAGCAAGAATCTTACATCATATAAAGAAAAATCAACATTAGCCGAAGAGCTAGGTCATTATTATTACGATGCTACCTATCCTGTTAATTGCACTGATCTGCAATTAATTTCTAAACAAGAATATCGTGCTAGAAAATGGGCTTATAATGTTATAATTCCTATCGAGGATTTGTTATCTGCCCTTAAAAATGGTTTAGACAATATAGATGTCCTTTCAGATTATTTTGAAGTCCCTAGACGATTTATGCGCGAATGTATCGATTTCTATAATGAGCGAGGTGTTCTTTATGCCTAAGCAAAAATATAAACGTAGAAAAGATGGTAGATATGCAACAACATTTCATGGAAAGCCTATTTATGCTGCTTCATCTAAAGACTTGGAAGATAAAATAAATGAACTAAATTATTTATACAACACTGGAAAAACTATTAGTAACGATAAAATCACTTTTAAAGATTGGGCTGAAAAATGGTATTCTATAAATATAGTAATTAAAGAATCTGGAACTAAGGATGAAATTCGTCGTTTATTAGACAAACACATATACCCTGCTATTGGCTTTTTAAAAATTAAGGACATTAAACCATATCATATTAAAGATTTAATGAAAAATATGCAATTAAATGGCATTACCACTACAACAAATAAAGTTTTACAATTAATAAAGAGGATATTAAACGATGCAATAGAAAATGACGTCATTTACAAAAATGTAGCAGCAAATATTAAAAGAATTAAGTTCGAAAAAGTTCCTAGAAAGCCACTTTCTTTGTACGAAGATAAAATATTTTTACAAACCGCTTCTCAACATCCCGCAGGATGTTTCATGATGATTTTAAGATATTGTGGTCTTCGTAGAGAAGAAATTGTACCACTAGAAATAAAAGATGTTGATTTTGTGAATAAGAAATTGACTATTAATAAAGCTGTACATTTTGAGCATAATCAACCTAATATAAAAACAACTAAAAGCAAAAAACCTAGAATTGTTGACATTCCAGACATTGTTATTCCCTTTCTTGAACAACAAATAAAAATGCAATTAGAATCTGATCAAAAAACGTATCTTTTTACTAAGAAAAAAAATACAAACTCTATTCTGTCTGAAACAGCAATAAAAAGGTGGTTAGAAAGTTTTTTATATAATTGTAATTTGATTCATGAAAAAACGCAGAAAGAAATTAATCCCAATTTTATTCTAACAGATGAAAATAAAATTAAATTTACATTACATCAATTAAGGCACTCATATTGTACAATGTTATATTATGCAAATGTAAAAATAAAAAAAGCCCAAGAATTAATGGGGCATGCAAGTGCTGATATGGTTTATGACATATATACTCATCTTGATGAAGAAAGAGAAAATGCAAGTTTTCTCATTAATGAATATATATCAAGTAAATATTCTAAATAACTTTTATTTTGAAAAACCGTAGTCAAAAAATAGTCAATCAAACATACATTAAAGTCGCATTCTTTAGAGCCAAGCTCAAAGTTAAGATTGCGACTTTTTGTTTACGAATCTGTTGCTCTACCAACTGAGCTATAGTGGCATGTTTGCTGTATTTGCTGATTTTCTAACGTTTTATGTCTTTTGTATGTTTTAATATTTTAGTCCATATTGTCCATTTTGACTACGTTTTTTATTATAATCGTAGTCAAATCGTAGTCAAAATTTTGGTGCATTAGATTATGCTTGTTAAAGTGCATTGTCTAATAATCCCAACAAATAAATCTTAATTATTATACTATTAATATTTCGTAATTGCAACAATTCTTCTTCACTAAATATATTTTTATTTGCAATTATTCTTTCTGCAATAAATTCCGACATTATAGTTTTTTCTCCTTTCACATAAAAATTATAATGTCGAATTATGTCGATTTATGTAGAAACGTGGCTGATTGTTTGTGAGTTTACATAAGAAATATTGAGGAAATATGAGCAAGAGCCTAGCCACTCACGACTAGGCTCAATATCCCTACGCCCCCTATAGGATGTTGGAGATGTTTTTATTATAACATATTTCGTTTGTCGAATGTTGTCGAAATCTGCGAAAAATCAACGCACGAGAATTGATTTTAAGCCATTTTCACAATTTAGACATATAGTTTGTTGGCTTGTTTAATACCCTGTAGTCCACCCAGCTGCTTGTGCTGCTGACCAGTTGCTTAATCCAGTACATGTCGTTGCAGTTTCTGAAGAAAAACCTAGTTCTTTTAAAGTTTTTGTTTCTGTGTAATTTGTTGCATTAGCGCACATTGTTAATATATTATTTAAACTGTCATTTGTTAAAGAATGACAACCGACAAACGCATTTCTCATGGTTTGTAAGCTAGCGGTATTGTATATTGGTACTGTAGTTAAATAAAAATCATTATAAAACATTGTAGACATATTGGTAACATTGCTTGTGTTAAGTTCTGGTGCTACAACAAGAGAAACACATGGAGAAAACATACCGACTCATGTTTGTTACACTTGCAGTACTAAACGAAGGAATTGTAGTTAGTTTTTGACAAGTGTCGAACATTCTGCTCATGTCAGTAACTTGTGAGGTATCTTCTCCAGTCATAATAATATCTTCTAATTCTCTACATTCATAAAACATCATACTCATGTTTGTTGGATGAACTTCAAAATCAATTTTTACTTTTTTTAGTTTTTTAAAATAATAAAATAAACCTGCACAACCTGTTTGAGTAATTTTAACATTAATTTCTGGTATATATTGACAAGCAAATCCTCCATATGCGAAGCTTGTTGATGTGTATGAACTTGTAATTGTTATAAGAGGAGAATCTACATTAGTTGTAATTTCAACCTCATCTAACCCATCATACCCGCTATCTGGTGTTATTGTTTGTGTACCGTTTTGTGTTATTGTTGTTGTTTTTGATTGTAGGTTTATTGCATTTACTATACCTCCGCTAGTATAACCCGCAGGAATTATTTGTGAAGAACCGTTTGGCGTATAATTTAATGTCCCATTATTTGGCATAGAACCAACGATTTTACCTGTATTACTATATGCGGTTTTATTTATTAATAAATTACTAGCAGTAGCAGTTGCATCTGATGAATTATATAATATTTCACTATGAGGTCCAATCAACGTATTAAACATATTTGTATCATCTTGAATATATGCAAACCCAGTATTAACAGTATTCATATACATTAAATCAGCATTTGAGGTTGGTGCGTTTGGTGAACCTATATAATCACTATTCATAGTCGAAGTTGGAGCAGTTACCGTTTTAGTCCATTTCAATTCTAATGACGGATATGTGTTTCCATCAGTAATTTCAAAACAATATAACAAATCAGATGTACTACTTACAATTTTAAATAAATACCCATTACTATACCACATTCTGCCGTTACCAGTTGGAACATCATCATAAGTATATATAGTAGTGTTGGTTTGTAAGTTTCTATATGTATTATCAACAAATCCATATTGATTTTTATACATTGCACATGGTTTTGATAATGAAAATGCACCTAATCTACTATTCGTAGAACATATTGCATATCCACTCGGCGCAGTTTTGCTTCCCGAATAAGCAATAACATAATCACCTGTACTGCTCCATTCAGAAAAAGTATCTGCTACAGAATGAACTTGCCCCAAACCTGTTTGCGTTATACCGCTACCAGTATCAGTATGTATGACCAAACCTGATGCACTTGTACTAGAACTACACCATGCCACAAAGGCTTTCAATGGGTCAACAGGATTAACTGATAATATAAACTTACGTCTGGTAGAATACGAATGAGCAAAATTTGAATAGTGAGCATTAGATAATTCTCCGAGTTGCAGAGCATTGCACAATATTTATAGTATAGTCCATATAAGAAGATTTCCTGCTGCATACCCAAATATTAAATTTTCCATTTTCTAATTTTGCTGGACTAAATTTAGCATTTATTAAACTAGTACAAGTACCTTGTAATGTATAAGTAGATATTAAGTCCCCGATAGTATATTCATCTGTTAAAGAATATATACTTATTGCATTATCTCCATAATTACCCACAATACACAGCCTATTTTCTAAATTAACGTCTTGAATATATTTGTTATTGCTTAATGATAAATTTTTGACGTATCTATCTGTTTTTCTATAACTTACAGCAAGTGTTCCTGTTATTTTACTTCCATCCACATAAGCGGTTTTAGGATTAATTAAATCATCAGCAGTAGCAGTTGCATCTGATGTATCTATACCCCCTTGAATACTGTCAACAAAATCTCCATATTCTTCTATTGTTTCATTTGTTATTTGGTGTTGAGCATCATTTTTAGCATTTAATTTTGTTTTTAAAGTATTTTTAGCACCTTGCAATCTTGTTATTTCACTTGCTATTGACATTCCTTATTACCTCCCTTACACTTGACTTAATAAAGTTTCTATATTTCCAACTATACCGTCTACATAAGCTTTTGTTGTTAAATCATTTGCATTTGTTGGTGTTGCTGGTGTTTGTACTGTTCCTGCACTTACATTTCCTGCAAACCAGC